ACTGCTTTTTGGAAACTAGATGATGCTGTTCCAGAAGTAACCGAGGTCGGCAGCAACAACCTTGTCGTCGAAGGCGATTTCACCCTCAACTCGGTCGGCCTTCAACTCTTCCATGCGGAAGCGTGAAACACCAACCGTGGTGCCGAGGCCACCCGAAACGCCAGTCCACATGAAAGTGTAACCAGCCGAGGGGGTCATCAGACCGGGGTTGGGAGCCGAGTAGCACAGCAGGGCGTTGTTGTTCGCCGTGAAGTTGTAGGAACCGGACAGACCTTCATCTGCGCTGTTCACAACAGCCTTCGCAACGAGAACACGGTCAAGACCGAAGAGTTGCGCAAGCAAGTCCTCAGTGATGATAGCGCCCGTCTGGGTGTACTTGTAACGGTCAACGAGGGTAGGGTGCGCCTTCAACTTCTGAAAGACGGGGTAGGAGAGAACAAGCGTGTTCGGCTCGTAACCCGTGTTCTGAAGCACGGTGTACTTGGCGTACTCGACATCCACGATGGGCAGAGCGTTGGTGTAGTCGCTCCACTTAACCGTTGAGTTGGTGCCGGGGATATAGGTCGTTCCACCTGCGGTGTAAGCACCGGCAACGGCATCCGTTCCCCATACTCCACCTTGGAAGAAGTCCGTGGCCCACTGAACCTCACGACGGAGAAGGAGACGCTGGGTAACAAACTGCGTAGCCTCCATGTCGGGGTTGAGGGGGTTGTCGGCGTTGGCACGGGTCTGGTCACCAATGTCCTTGTGGAAGGCGAACACATCGGCCTGATAGGTGTCCGTGGTGAGGCCGTAACCTGAACCAGCAGACGCAGTACCATCGGCACGACGCTGAGCCTCGTCACGGAACCAGTCATCCTTCGTGTACTTGAAGTAGAGGTTCGACTTCTTGTCCACGGGGACGACAGGGAAAACCTTGTCCGCAATGAAGTTGTTAGTGTTCTGCAAGTATGCGACGCTGATGTTCGTCAGAATCGCATCAATGTGAACATTGTTTACTGAGGGCTGTGGCATTTAGTCTCACAAACCTTTCTACTAAACATTCCGAACTGCGTTAGCAGCCGAAAGTGCGATAGTGATGACATCACCCGCAGCCGAGGAAGGCGTAAGGGCGGTGCCAACGATGAACGACAGACCCGCAGCCGCAGGCACGTAGCCCGTGGTGGAAGTTGTCGAGAAGGTGCCAGTAACAGCACGACCAGTAGCGTCAACACGGATGGGGTCACCAGCCGTGATGGTGCCACCAGCGATGACCTTGCTCACACCAGAAACCGTGATTTCGGCTTCCGAAGCACCCTCAACAGCACCAAGAGCGTTCACCTTGGTGATGGGCTGGTTCTGAAGGATACCGATGGGACGGTCGGTCGTAGCGGTCACAGAAGTGGCAACAGGGCCGTTTCCGTAAGGCTGCGATGAAGGGGTGACATTACCAGTTGCGGTGCCCGTGGTGGCGGAAGGAACTGACATTCCAACGACCGAAGCCGTGCCACTGAAGGTAACGCTGGTGATAAAAGCGCCAGAGGGGATGTTGGTTCCCGAGATGGGAGCGCCGGTTACCACACCGACCTGAGAAGCAAAGGTCACACCAGTGATGGTTGCCGAACCTGCGGTCGAGGTTCCGGTGAAAGCCGATGCGCTAAGGGCACTGACCTTCACGAACTTGAACTGCGACGAAGATGAAACAGTACCGTTGGTGATGGTGCTTGACAGGGTGTTGTCGGCAGTCAAAGAAATCTTGACTGCGTATGGGTTCTGTTCAAAAGCCATGATTAACGACCCTTCTCTGAGAGGTACTCGTTGTAGAGGTCAGGGTTGCTCTGGGCAACGGCGAGAAGCGCAGCCTCAAACGAAGGCGAAGTGCCCTCGGCGACAGCGGCCTTAGCAAGGCTCTCCATCTTTGAGAAAGCGTCGTCCACCGAAACAGGAGCGTCGGAACCGACCTCAGTGAAAACAACATTCGTTTCCACGAGAGCGTTAGCACTGTCCAGCGCCTTGACAACCTCGCCAGCGAGAACGCTGTCGGATTCGGCAAGACGACGAAGGGCGGGGCCAACAATCGTGGGGTCAATGTTGAGGTGCGACCAGCCAGCAGCCTTGATAACCGCAGCCTCATCAGCACGAGCCTCACGCTCGGCAATAAGGGCGGCCTCACTAGCAGCAGCCTTACGAAGCGCAGCATCGGCATTTGCCGACGCATCGTCCAACATCTTGCGGATAGCCGCAGGCATAGCCTTGATGATGTCGTCCTCGCTCGCAGCCTCAGGAACGATGACTACATCAGTCATCTCTGAAACTTCAGACATAATTTCCTCCTTGGAAATTGTGAGGGTTTCCAAAACAGCATTTGCTGCCTTGGTGGTGTCTACAAGAATCTCGTCCGCCACCTCATCGGCAACGGGCAATTCGGCGTCTGCTTCAACAGCAGGGGCCTCATCCGAGATTTCAGTAGGACGGAGTTCGTCAAGTACCGCTTCAGCGTCGGCTGGGCTTGCAGACTTCATAACGACCCAGCCTTCGTGGAGGTGTGCCGGGTGGTCAACACCCGAAGTCTCCTTGATGGACAGTTTCACTAATTTGCGAGCCATCTGCTCTCACTTTCTGCGACTTGACCAAACGGGAACCCG